CCTGCTGGTTCAACTGGACCTACTGGTGTTACAGGTCCAACTGGTTCACAAGGTTTAACTGGCCCTACAGGGCCAACAGGTTCGACAGGACCTACTGGAAGTCAAGGAGTACAAGGTGTTACTGGAGTTACTGGCAATGTTGGTCCCACTGGCCCTATTGGGGCTACTGGTTCTATTGGCGCGACTGGAGCAACGGGTCCTATTGGAGGAACGGGAGCAACTGGACCTACGGGAGTTACAGGCAGTGTGGGTGCAACAGGAGCCACAGGAGTTACTGGAGCCACGGGACCAGTAGGTGCCACGGGTCCACAAGGAATACAAGGAACCCAAGGTGTTACGGGCTCTACGGGCCCTACAGGGCCTATAGGAGCCACTGGAGCAACAGGTCCTGCTGGTGCAGACTCTACGGCAGTGGGCTCTACGGGAGCCACGGGTCCTACAGGACCACAAGGCCCAGCAGGTATAACAGGTCCTACAGGACCGACTGGACCTGCAGGCGCAGATTCAACCGTGCCAGGACCAACTGGTGCTACGGGTCCAGCAGGAACTAATGGTACTAACGGAGCAGTTGGAGCAACTGGTCCGACAGGTGTTACGGGTGCTACAGGTCCAATTGGCGCAACAGGACCTGTAGGAACAAATGGAACTAATGGTGCAGTCGGTGCTACAGGTGCTACTGGACCAGCAGGTGCAACTGGTGCAACGGGTGCAACAGGAGCAAGCGCAACAGCATTACCCGATATTCTAATGTTAGGTGGAATGTAATAAATGCCAACAGTATACAAAGTTCTAGGGCAAGCAGCCCCAGCGAATACTTCTAATGCAAACCTTTATACGGTTCCAGCATCAACAAGTGCAATTGTTTCAACTCTTGTTATTGCTAATACAACAGCAACTGCTGCTACAGCAGATGTCTTTGTTCGTATCGCAGGTGCAGCAGCGGCAACATCAAATGCCATACTCTATGACGCATCAGTACCTGCTAACTCAACAGCAACATTTACTCTTGGTATGACTCTTGCTACAACAGACATTATTACTATTCAAACTGGTACAGCAAATGCTTTAACCTTCACTGCTTTTGGAAGTGAGATTTCCTAATGGCTATCAATACTTATCCAGCACCTAGTACATTTAATCCATTTGGATTGACGCTACGAGCAACTATTACATCTACTCAAGACTGGACCGTTCCAGCAGGCCTTACGCAATTTTATGCATTAGCCGTAGGTGGTGGAGGAGGCGGTGGCGGTTCTGGTGCTACTGTAAACGGTGGTAAAGGTGGAAACGGCGGTGCAGCATTAACAATTGTTGGCGGAACTTCTTCTACTCCAGGTGCTACTGGTGTAGGAGGTGGTGGTTCAGGTGGTGGCTATGCTTATGGACTAGTAACAGTTCCATTTGGTGCTTCAATAATTAAAATAGTTGTGGGTGCTGGCGGTCTTCGTGGAAACAATGTTTCCGCAGTTCCAAATGGCGGCAATGGTGGAGCAACAACAATATCGGCTCCAGTAAATATTTATGCTTCTGGTTCAGGAGCAGCAGGAATTCTTTCAGGCATCGGCGGTAACGGTGGTAGCCAGTCAAGTACTGGTGGAGATGGCTTAACTGGCGGTGGTGGTTCTGGTGGTACTACTACTGGAAAAAACGGTGGAGCATCATTCGGACGCTTTTCAGGTGGAACAGGAACTGTTTCTGCAGGAGGCGGTGGTGGAGCAGGAATTCTTGCTGCTGGTTCAAATAACTCTGGTGCTGCTGGTGGTGACGGTGGCAACGGAGGAGGCGGTGGTGGCGGAGCCTGGTCTGGCAATGACACCAACCAAGGTGGTACTGGTGGCAACGGCATTCTTTACATTTATTACTAGGAGATAATATTATGGCTATTTTTGCAGTATTAAACAATGACAATGTTGTTACAAATGTTATTGTTTGTGAATCGTTAGAACTAGCAAAGGAAGTAACTGGCTACGTGTGCGTTGAAATTACAGATGAAAATCCAGCAGCGATTGGTTGGATTTACAACCCTGAAACTGGCACATTTTCACCTCCACCAGAGCCTGAAGAAGTGGTTGACCCTGTAGCATAGTGCTATGAGATTCCACGTTATCAGCCTGCCTCATACGCAGACTACAAAAGAATATGTTAACTGTGCTTACACTGAAAAGGTAAGACGCTTCTGTGTGATGATGAAATCTTTAGGTCATACAGTTTATCTTTATGCTGGTGAGCAAAACGAAGCACCAGTAGATGAATTAGTGACCTGTATTACAGAGCAACAGAGACTTGATTCAATTCAAGGCAAGCACTATACAGAGGTTCCGTTTGATGAAAGTCTACCTCACTGGCAGATATTTAATGCCAATGTGATTGCTGAACTAGGCAAGCGTCTAGAGCAAAAAGACTTTATCTGCGTAATTGGTGGAAGTATCCAGAAGCCAATTGCAGATGCTTACCCTAACCATATCACTGTTGAATTTGGCATTGGTTATGGTGGAGTATTTAGCAAGTATAAGGTCTTTGAATCATATGCCTGGATGCATAGCATCTATGCAATGTTTAAGAATCCAACTACAGTTGATGGAAACTTCTTTGACTGTGTAATCAATGGATATCTTGAGCCAGAGATGTTTCCGCTACAAGAAAAAAAAGACGATTACTACCTGTTTATCGGTAGATTAATTGAACGCAAGGGTTACAGAATTGCTCAAGAGGTATGCGAAGCACTAGGCAAGCGACTAATAGTTGCTGGTCCTGGTGAATTTGATGGCTATGGTGAGTATGTAGGAGCAGTTGGTCCAGAAGAACGGGCTAAACTTATGGGTGGTGCTATAGCCACATTTGCTCCTACTCAGTACATAGAACCATTTGGAAATGTAGTAATTGAAGCACAGACTTGTGGAACACCAACAATCACAACTGATTGGGGTGCTTTCACTGAAACAAATATCAATGGTCTTACTGGATACAGATGTCGAACATTCTCTGAGTTCTGCCAAGCAGTAGAGGATGTAAAGACACTAGACCCAGTAGCAATACACAAGCGAGCAGTTTCCCTCTACTCACTTGATGTAATCGCTCTACAGTACGAAAAGTACTTTAGTCGATTACTTACCCTATGGGATAACGGATGGTATGAAAGGTAATCAATGCCAACACTAAACGAACTGGTTGATGAAGTAAAGGCTAGCCTTACTGGCTACACGCTTCGACAAGACCGCATCACATATCTAGCAAACCCTACTGGTTTGACTACAACAGGCACATCTATTACTGTTGGCTCTGAAAACAACCTAGCCAAGGGTATTATTGAAATTGATGATGAGTTGCTTTGGATTGATAGTTTTGATAAAGGAACTCAATCACTCAACGTTATTCCTGGCTTTGGTCGTGGATACCAGGGAACTAACCCAGCACCACACTCACAATATGCGCAGATTACCTTATCTCCAACATTCCCACGTGTAAATATTAAGAAGGCTATTAACGATACTATCGCTGCAGTCTTCCCTCAACTATGGTCACTATCTAGCACAACACTAACATACAACACAGTGCAGACTACTTATGCACTTCCTGATGATTGTGAAGATGTGCTGGCAGTTACTTGGCAAAGTACTGGTCCAACTAAAGAATGGATTCCAGTTCGTAACTGGCGTCTAGACGCTATGGCCAACCAAGCAACCTTTAACTCAACATCAACCATTTCAATCTATGACCGCATTGATGCAGGTCGTACTGTTCAAATTTGGTACACAACAGAGCCTAATACACTAGACAGCAACTCAGACGATTTTGCGGATGTAACAGGATTACCAGAGACAACAAAGGATGTAATTGTCCTAGGTGCATGTGCTCGTCTACTTACATTCCTTGACGCTGGTCGTATTAACTTAACTTCTGCTGAGTCAGATTTGGCAGATACCAAACTGCCTTCACAAGCAGGAACCAATATCTCTAAATATGTCTATGCACTTTACCAGACTCGTCTTAAGGAAGAGTCAAGTAAGTTGCAAGGTCGTTATCCAGTAAAAATCCACTATACACGTCGCTAAGGAAAATAAATGACACGTAAATACTCAAGCACCAGCGTATCAACAACGCTACAGTCTTCTCTTGCTGACGGTGTTGCAACAACCATGACTGTATCTTCTGGAACAGGTAACGCCCTACTTGGTGCTGTAACACTTAGTGCTGGAAACGTAGACCAATTCACTGTTGCAATTGATGCAGATACAGCAAACGAAGAAATTGTTTTTATCACTGCTCAAAATACAGCAGACCAGTTTACTATTGTCCGTGGTCGCGCTGGCACATCTGCCGTATCACATACAGCAGGTGCAACAGTCAAGCATGTAATGACTTCTGATGACCTAAATTACTTTACAACTGCTGCAGATACTGCAGTAACTCTTACTGGCACTCAGACACTAACCAATAAGACAATTGCTGCAGCAAGCAATACCTTGACTGGTGTTGTAACACCTACCAGCACAGATACTCTTACTAACAAGACCCTGACAACACCAGTGGCAACTGTTGCTTTTAATGCTCAAACTGGAACCACTTACACATTTGTTATTGGTGATGCAAGCAAGTTTGTAACTTGCAGCAACGCATCTGCAATTGCAGTAAGCATCCCAACTAACGCATCTGTTGCCTTTGCAACTGGAACTATCATTAATGTGCAGCAGATTGGCGCAGGGCAAGTAACTATTGCAGCAGCCACTCCTGGAACTACAACAGTTACTTCTGCAGGTTCAACAGTTGCAGGACCAAAAACGCGTGGTCAATATTCAGCAATCAGTTGTATCAAAACTGCAACAGATACTTGGACAGTAGTAGGAGACCTTGTTTAATGACCCTCATCCCAATTTTCACTGGTGGTGGTGGTAGTTTCATTGCAACTGGTGGAACTATATATACACAAGGTGGATACAGATATCATAAGTTTACTTCTAGTGGAAATTTCACAGTTCAAAGAGGTTCAAAAACACTTGAGTATTTAGTTGTTGCAGGTGGTGGTTCTGGTGGCAATACCAATGGACCTTCTGGTGATGGTCAATACACATCAACTGGCGGTGGCGGTGGTGGTGGTGTGCTTAATGGTAGTTATTCTTCAACCAATTTACAAATCACAGTAGGCGCAGGTGGTTCTGCATTTGGAACAGCCAACGGTGGCAATAGTTCTATTTTAACTGTTTCTGGTTCAGTGCTTGTTGCCAATGCAGTAGGTGGTGGTTACGGTGCAACTGGAACTGCTAATGCTGTAGTCGGTGGCTCAGGTGGTGGTGGTTCTGTTAAGTTTGATGGAACTACACAGACAAGATATTTATTTGCAAATGGAACTTCTGGTCAAGGCAGAGAAGGTACCGCATCTGTTGACGATAAAGGTGGCGGAGGTGGTGGTTCTAATGGTTCTGGGATAAATTCCACAGGTGGCGCAGGTCTTACAACTTACACAGGTTGGTGGGATACAAGCGCACCTGCTCAAATTGCTAAAGGTGGCAACGGTGATGGACCAGGCAACAATGGTGCTGCTAATACTGGTAATGGTGGTAATGGTGCACGCTCAGCAAACAATGCTCTACAAAGCCCTGGCAATGGTGGCTCAGGCATTGTAATTATTCGTTACGCAATTTAATCTAAGGAGAATAAATGCCAACACCAGGCGATGATATTACCGAGGCAATACCCTACGTACTTTCTAATCCATCAACCGTTTTAGGCTACTCTCCTACAGGAGAAGCATACGATATTTCCGTTAATGGACTTCCTTTCTTTTTGTCTACAAGTGATGAGTTACCTTACCGCCGTCAGACTGCCCAGTATCGTAAGCAACAGATTGACCAAGCAAATGAGCCAGGCGAGCAATCAATTACTGGCTGGTGGGTTCGCGCGCAATCCTCTTTCCATCTTGGTGAGGGTATTCGATTCTTTGACCCTACTGCTGGAGAAACAATCCCTTATCGTTTTACAGATAGCAAGGGTGTAAATGTTTGGGATAAAGGACAAGTAACTTTACTTAAGTCTTGTAGTTCTGCTCATGTCGTTACTGGTGCAATTAATTCTACAACCAATCGTCCATTTCAAACACTTCGTTCTATTCAATGGAGCGGAATCAATGGAACTCTTCTTCTTGATGAGTATGATGTAGATAAGGTTTTTCCTGCCATTACTGTATCTATTAGCAATAAGGCTCTAACCTCTAATGTTGCAACGTTAACAACAACTGCAGCACACGGCTTATCTGCTAATATGCAGATTACTATTACTGGTGTAGACGCAACATTTAATGGTACCTATCGCATTACAGGCGTTCCAACAACTACTACATTTACTTATGCCAAAACCGCATCTAACGTTACATCTGCTGCAGTATCTCCAGTAGGTACTGGTGTTGCTTCAATTATTCACTTTATTGACTACAATGCTGGCGCTGGTGTATACCCAGTATATGCAATCTGTGATGATGGAACCAATGCTTATTGGCTTACAAATGTTACTGCAGGTGGTTCTACTAAACTTACAATGTACAAGAAGCCATTGACTGGTTCTTCTGCAAGTACTGCTGATGAAGTCAAGATGTTTGATGTAACTGGCATGACTATTACCGCTAACTCAAGCATGGAATTTGTTAAAGAACGTATTGTAGCCTGTATTGATAACAAGGTTTATGAGATTCCTACCAATGCAACAGCCTTGACTGGCTCTGGCGGAGGCCGTCTTGTTTATACTCATACAACAAGCACACATGTCTATACAAGCATCACCGCATCTGGTCCTGCAATCTACATTTCTGGTTACAATGGTATCCAGTCAACAATCTCTAAGTTCACATTAGAGGCAGCCAGTGGGCAGATGCCAGCACTTACATCAGCAGCAGTTGCTGCAGAACTTCCTGTAGGTGAGATTGTCTATAAGATTTACTACTATCTTGGCTTCATGATTATTGGAACTAGCAAGGGTATCCGTGTTGCTCAGGTAAATGACCAAGACGGTTCTATCATCTATGGTCCATTGATTGTAGAGACAAGCCAGCCAGTCTATGATGTTGCTGCTCGTGGTAACTTTGTATGGTGTGCAACTGGAGTAGATGGTGAGCCAGGAACAATTAGAATGAATTTAGCAGAACAAGTTGAAACACTTCGGTTTGCCTATGCTAATGACGTCTACTTTCCAGGGGTAACAGACCATCCAACGACTGGCTGTGCCTTTGCTGGCTCTACGAATCAACTAATGTTCTGCACGACTTACGCAGCAGGCACCGATGGTGCTGTCTACTACGAAAATGCATCAACCCTTATGCCTAGTGGATATATTCAGACTGGTGGTATTCGTTACGGAACACTTGAAAATAAAGTCTTCAAAAACATTAAGGCACGCATGGGCGTAAGTAATGGTGCTTTGACTATGAAATCAATTGATGCTAATGGTGTTGAGTATTCTATCGGTTACTTTGCAGAGGGTGAAGTTATCCCTGAGGTAGGCATCTCTTACCCATTAGGTTCCCAGGAATATTTATCCTTTAAGTTTATCTTTGAAAGACTAAGTACAGACTCAACCAAGGGTCCTACCTTTAAGGGTTATCAACTCAAGTCTCTGCCTGCTGTTCCTCGTCAGCGCATTATCCAATATCCATTGGCTTGCTATGACCGTGAATCAGACACCTATGGTGTTCAAGTTGGCTATGAAGGTTGGGCATACTCAAAGTTAGTTGAACTAGAAAACGTAGAGAATTCTGGAGATACTATTCGTATAGTTGACTACAGAAACAATGAATCATACTTAGGAGTCATTGAAGAAATGCAATTCATTAATCGCACACCATCAGATAAGCGTTTCAGCGGATTTGGTGGCATACTACTTCTGACAATCAGAACCTTATAGGAGATATAAGTGGAACTATCTAATTGGGCTGGACTAATCGTATCTATGATAGCAATTATCACAGGATTTGCAGGTGCTGTACGCTGGTTAGTCAAGCATTATCTTTATGAACTAAAGCCTAATTCAGGTAGTTCGCTCAAAGATTCAGTAATCAGACTAGAAGAAAAAGTAGAAATCCTATACCAGATGATGATTCAAAAGGGGAGAGATGAGTGAAACCTGTAGCCAAGAAAGCCACGCCTGCTGCAATTGCTGTTCTGCGCCAAGCGACGGCACTCAAGCCACGTCGCAAGAAGACCTCAGATGGGCTCCTGCCTTCTGCTGCGCACCTAAAACAGAATCCTGATTCAGACCACAACACAGGTTACGCAGTAGACCTTACTCACGACCCTGTGTTTGGCATAGATTGCCATCAGGTGTTTGAAAGACTAAGAACAGACCCACGTGTTAAGTACCTTATTTTCAAGGGAAAAATCTGGACTCCTGAAAAAGGAGAGCGTTCATATACAGGACCTAATCCTCACAACCATCACATCCATATTTCAATCAAGGAAACCGCAGGTAAAGACACACGACCATGGTTCCCATGGCTAGATGAGCCTAAGAAAACCCCTAGAACAATAACAAAAACAGCAATCGCTAAAGTCCAAAAACCGAAAAAAAAGCCAGTCAAGACAGGCAACGACAAATTGCGTCGCAAGTCTTTGCTGACATCACTGTTCAAGAAAGGCAAGAAATGAATAAGTTAAAGAAGAAACTACAGAGCAAAGAATTTAAGGCTGCCTTTAAGTCTTACCTACGAGCAGTACTAGCATCAGCAGCAGCGATGGGCATTGCATTGCTTACCGATATTGCTCCTGAGTATGCCATCCTCATCGGTGGTCTTACGGCTCCTATTGTAAAATGGGCAGATAAAACTGAAGAAGATTTTGGCCGTAAATTTGATAAGGCTGCAAAGTAGTATAGCCTTTTTAGGCCCCTAGCAGGCGATTTAAGACGATTAACCCCTCTACCTAAGGTATTTACCCTAGGCGGAGGGGTTTTTTCGTTGTTTATCCACCCGTAGAATAGAATCCTGAGCCGTTAAACTTGACTGGTGCAGCACTGTACACCCTAGTCATGGGTTCATTACAGGTATCGCAGTAAGGGATAATCTCATCCTCTGTCATACCTCTGGTGATAATGACGGACTCTGAATCGTTCTCACACTTGTATTCGTAACTAGCCATTCAACCCTCCTAGATTAGGAACTTAGTGTAGCATAGTAGGGCGGGAAACCGTGGGGCGGAAACTTCAAATGAAGGATGACGGCAACGTCTGAGGCTCCCCTGAACCACCATTAATTTTTATGGGGGGTAGGGGGGCGTTTCTTAAAATCAGGACTCAGGCAGGTTTTAAGAAACCCGTTATCCGTATCGTGTGGTAGGGTAACGCTATGACAAAATTTATAGATGAAAATACGTACTACTGGATAGCAGATATCACTCACCTATGCTGCGATGAAGTGCAGTTCAAGCATGTCTGCAAGACATGTGGCGAAACAATGGATTGCTACTACTGCGGATTCGACGCGTATGGTCCTCACGGCTGTGATACAGTATGACCATGAACGAATTACCTAAGCATATTTCCTATTCCAGTTTTACCACTTGGCAAGAGTGTGGCTGGAAGTATTATCTACAAAAGGTTGAAGGCGTCAAGGAAGCACACGCAGTGTGGTTTACTGGTGGCTCAGCCGTTCACAAGGCTACAGAATACTATGACACAATTGGTCCAGTAACCCTGGACTCTGATTGGCTTGATGCATGCTGGAACGATGCATGGTTTAATCAAGTAAAAGAAGACGAAGCAATCAATGGTGACATGAATACTTGGCAGTTTGCTAAGAAGGAAGACATGTCATGGTGGTATGGTGAAGGTCGTTGGATGCTAGAGAACTGGGCTAAGTTCCGTATGAACGGCTGGTCAGTCTATGAAGATTTTGTTGAAAAAGAATATGAAATTGAAATTGACGACGCCACAGTCAAGATGGCAATTGACCGTGTGATGGTGGACTTCGAGGGGAATCGGGTGCTCCTCGACATCAAAACTGGTGCGTCATCCCAAAGGCATCCTCTGCAACTTGCTGTCTATGCGTGGGCACTTGAGAAGCAGGGAGTCTCTGTAGACAAGGCTGGCTTTTGGGATGCACGTACTGGTCACATCTCACTATGGAATCTATCTAACCTGTATCCTGAGCGAGTAGAAGATATGCTCAATGTTTTTGATAAGGCTCGCAAGGAAACAATCTTCCTACCTAACCTGTCTAACTGTGGTCGATGTGGAATCACATCATCATGCAAGTTTGTAAATGGACACGTTAGTTAGCGATATAGTACCCATCATCCGTTCTTTGGATGAACAGATTGATGCATGGGACAATATAGGGTTCAAACTCGAACACGAAGAGGAGATAAAGAAATGACTGGTAACTTCCAAGTCAGTAGCAAACTCAACGATGGACGAATATTCGTCGTTGCATCAGAGACCTATGCAGCATTCTGCGAGGCTCTGGAAAGTGCCGTAGGCATTGAGGAGTCACAAGAACTCCTTAAGCAGATGGCACAATCACTTGCAGGTGCTCCGCAGACTGCAGGACAAGCGATGGATAACCTACGGGCTGCCTTTCCTACGGGACAGGTAGACCATACTGCTCATCCAACACAAACTTCTGGCAACACTTTAGGACCAGAGTCCAAGAAGTGTATCCATGGAGTGATGACAAAGCGACAAGGCGCAGGTGCAAAGGGACCTTGGAAGGGCTATATGTGCCCTACTCCAAAGGGAACTCCAGACCAATGCGAACCTGTATTCATCCGTCGCAACGATGCTGAATGGAGTACATTCTAAGACATGAGAACACTTGCCCGTGCCGTAGGTAGCAAAGATATTGGTGGCGAACCGCTTCCAACAGTCTTTCGCACCTTTGATATTAACAAAATGGTTTTCCGTCGTTCGGAGATATCCATGATTGCTGGTACTCCTGGCGCGGGTAAGTCGACTCTTGCTTTAGCAATTGCACTTCGTTCTAAAGTACCAACACTTTACGTAAGTGCTGATACTAACGCACATACAATGGCTATGCGTTTGCTATCCATGATTACTGGCAAGACTCAGACTGATGCAGAACACATGCTTGAGTCTGATGTTGCTGATACTCGCAAGACAATTAACGAAAATGCAGGGCACATCTTTTGGTCTTTTGAGTCTAGTCCTACCCTAGATGATTTAGACCAAGAGGTTGCTGCCTTTGAAGAACTATGGGGTTGCTCTCCAACTCTCATTGTTATTGATAACCTTATGGATATTGCTAACGATGGTGGAGAAGAGTTTGCCAACATGCGTTCAACATTAAAAGAGTTAAAGTACCTTGCAAGAGATACAAACGCAGCAGTCCTTGTATTGCACCACACCAAAGAATCGTATACAGGTACACCGTGTCAGCCACGCTCTGCTTTGCAGGGCATGGTTGCACAGTTACCTGCTCTTATCTGTACAGTTGGAACTGATGCTCCTGGGTTTATCGCAGTAGCACCAGTGAAGAATCGTTACGGAAAAGCAGACCCGTCAGGCAATACGGCTTTTTGGCTTAACTTTAATCCTGAATATATGGATGTCTCTGACATCGCTGAGAGGTTAAAATGAGTTTCATTGACCCTATCGTACCCACTCCTGATTGGGGTAATCCGTTTCCAAACGTAGAACCCGATGAGTGGGAAGATGATGATGACTAAACATATAAAGGACTTAAAGCCAGATTACACAAGGGCGATGGATATCAGTGGTGAGCCAACTACTGTATGCATCTGTGGAAGTTTCATCTGGAATCTAAAGGTAGCATTCGCAGAGGATGGTACTATAGGAATGTATTTCAGAGATATGGAGTGTGCTGACTGTGGAACACAGGCAACCGCCCCAATTGAGGAGTAAGAATGAAACTAACAACATACGCTTGGATTATGGCTGCTGTAGTCTTTGTGGGAACTTTGCCTCACGCTGTGGGTGCGATGTTTTTGGAAAGACAGATAGCAATCAGAGACAACTGCGCTAAACCAGTTTTTGGTGTAATGTCAGTATCCGAGATGAAAAAAATGGCAAAATGGATTGCAAAAGGCAAAGTCCTAGAGCAATACAAAAGTACTAGAGAGTGGAACGCATTGTTTACATTATGGAACAGAGAGTCCCGATGGGATTACACTGCCAACAATCCACGCTCAAGTGCTTATGGCATCCCTCAGATATTGGGAATGCCAGAGAATACCCCGATGCTTAAGCAAATTGATTTAGGCCTCAAATATATAAAGCACCGTTACGGTAGTCCATCAAAGGCATTAGCCTTTCATAACCAAAACGGCTGGTACTAATAATGGGTGGTCGCGCAGCAAAGGCTAAAGGTGCGGGAGCAGAGCGAGATGTAGTCAAATACCTCAAGCAGTGGTTCCCGTACGTAGACAGACGCCTTGCTGGCGCGACACTCGATAAAGGTGACATCTCAGGTATTCCTGGTGTCACTATAGAGATAAAGAACCACGCTAAGATGGACTTAGCAGGTTGGACAGAAGAGTTGATAGTCGAGATGGCTAACGACAAGGCTTGGACAGGTGTGGTTGTGCACAAGAGGAAAGGGAAGGGGAACCCTGGAGACTGGTACGCAACCATGCCTGTGCAGGTGTGGGTCGACCTTTTGCGAAAGGCTTTAGATAAATGAATGAAGATAACCCGAACATCACCGCGATACTAGAGCACTATGGTGCTACTGTTCCGACTCGTAAAGGTTGGGCAAAGATGAAATGTCCGTTTCACAACGATTCACACGCATCATCAGCGGTCAATTTAGATTTGAATATTTTTAAGTGTCATGGTTGTCAGTACAAGGGCAACGGATATAATCTTATTAAGGATAAAGAGGGGGTAAGTTTCCGTGAAGCAATCAGCATCGCAGAAGGAATCCTTAACTCGCGCGGGGAAGTACTACCACAGCGCGTTGGCAGAGGCGGAAGAATATCTAGCGGAGCGAGGAATAACCTTAGAACAGGCAACTCGCGCTCGATTGGGCGTCGTGCTAGAGCCCTTAACGGGTCATGAAGCATACATCAATCGCTTGGCGATTCCGTATCTTACGCGTTCGGGGGTGGTTGACATACGATTCCGCTCCATGGATTTGTCAGAACCAAAATACATGGGGATGGCTGGAGCAACGACCCATCTATATAATGTCGGTGCCTTCTTTAAAGCGACGTCATATATATGTATATGCGAGGGTGAGATTGATACAATCACGCTTGATACTGTTTGCGGTATACCTGCGGTGGGAGTCCCAGGAGTCAACAACTGGAAGAAGCATTACACGCGCCTTCTATCGGACTTTGACAAGGTATTCCTCTTTGCTGACGGGGATTCTGCTGGCTCTGACTTTGGTAAGTCTCTTTCTCGTGAACTGGGCAATCTGGTGGTAGTCAATATGCCAGATGGTGAAGATGTGAACAGCATGTATCTCAAGAATGGTGTAGAATATTTTCAACAAAAGATTGCGAGTGTACAATAATGTTGATACCTATGGATGGACACTTCGAGTGTTCAGAGTCTGAATGTGACTTCATTACCTGTGATTTGTTTGAGTTTATGGAGCATTGTGGCGTTGAGTATAGTTGGAATGTCAAACTGAATAAGCGGTACTCATTTGATTTATTCCAGTTTCTAGACATCCTCAATGATATCACCAATGTAGGTGACTTGGATGCTATCTATGACCATGTTCAGTCAGCGACTCTACTACTCATAAACGCTAGCGGAGATGAACTTGAGGACTTTATTGAAGAAACTATTGTACAAGAGGAGATGGCACATGTCATGGACGGTATCGAAAGGATGCTCAAAGAGAATGAATAAAGCAGAACTCAAAGAGTTAGTTTGGAAAGAACAGCCAGTAGACCAGTTTGACCTTGATGTCTATGAGATTGTTGATGAACTGTACAACCTATTGCTGGACAAGCATTTAGACTACGGTCCAAAGAACATAGCACAGTCTCCTGGTGGACCTATCAATGGGCTACGTGTGCGTATGTGGGACAAGATGGCTCGTATTAACCATCTGATTGACAACGACTCCAAGCCTAAAAATGAACCCCTTGAGGATTCCTACAAAGACCTAGCAAACTATGCTATTATTGCACTAATGGTACTGAGAGGAAAGTGGCCACAAGAATGAAAATTTTCGGACCTTACAAAGGCAGTAAACAGAATGGCGGACGTCCAATCTACGTCTTCAAGAGAAAGAAGAAAAAT